TGCTGTCTTGTTACAAATTGCCATCCCAAGAATTACAGTAGTTGTACTAGAGCCAACAGTATATAAATCAACATAAGCCGAGTTATTTACATTTGCTGCAAAAGCATTTTTAAAGGTATTTGCCATAGTTTTATCCTAATGCGATTGCCAATGCTGTGGCATCGTCGACTGAAGCACCATCCGTTCCGGCGGATACTGTTATTGTTTTAGTTGCGCCACTTCCAGTAGCTGTTACTCCTGACCCTACAAAATTCAATGTAGTAGCTGCTGTTGATAAATTAGATCCTTCTTCTTGTACTGTGAGGGAGCCGCCCGTACTATCAGCTACCCAAGCATAGTCTGAACCATTCCAACTAAGTATTTCTCCGCTTCCAGCACTACTTTGATTTAAATGTGCATCAACTCGTGCATTTGTATAATATAAATTAGTTGAACCCTCTGTGATTTCATCAGAGTTATCTTTTGTAGCTACTTGTGCATCAACATATGCTTTTACTGATTGTTGTGAAGCAACATGAGTTGCACTATTTGAAGCCATATTGTCTTCATCTTTTAGTGCATTTGTTATTCTTGCATCAGCTCTGGCATTTGTAAAGTATAAATTACCGCTTTCTGATAGGTCTCCAGTGTCCGCCGCTGCTAATTTAGTATCAAATCTGCTGTCGGCTCTAGCATTTGTAAAGTATAAATTACTTGACCCTTCACTAATGTCATCTGTATCTGTACCAGTATAATTTCTTGTATTTGTAACAATTTGATTTCCCATTAAACCATGAGAAGAACATTGATAATGTAATACTAACGGTGTAGCGTCTGCTACTACAATTTGTGTATATGCTCCAGACGACCCAGGAGTACCACTAGTTGTTACTCCAGTCGAGTAAGCTGTAGTTTTTGCTGATTCATAGTAAAAAAGAAGTGGATGACCACTATTTGAACTATCTGCTTGGTCAAACTTATATGTGTTTCCAGGAGCAAGTATAAGTGTTGGAGAAAATGATCCATCTATCTTATACCCAGAACTTGAACCAGAACCATTATATCTATGGGTCGCATCTTTTGTGGCTACTGTAACTTTAAAAGTAACCGCAGAACTTTCATGACGAATTCCTCCAGCTTCTCCAACGGTAATGATATCGCCATTGGCATCACGAACAAAAATTCGTTGGTCTTTTGCATTAAGTGCAACTTCTCCTACAGCTATATCACTTGACGTAGGCTTAGAAAGAGCTGTTTCACTCTTTTTTACTTTAATTACTACTGTCATAGTATTATCCTATTAGCTATAAGTGCCGCCGTCTAAAGTATTAGACCATGCAATCGTATCTCCTGACTGGCTATAGATTAACAATTTGTCTGTTGATCCGCCTCCGTCAAGAGCCGAAAGAGTGTTTGCTGAGTTTGCTACAAGTACTGAACCTTTTGCAATCGCTGAAAGACCTGTTCCACCATCTGCAACTGCAAGGTCTGTAATACCTGTAATTGTTCCTCCTGTAATATCTACAGCCGAACTTTCTATATTTGCTATAAGTGTTGCTACAGAGTAGCCCGTTCCCGAAGTATTTACAGTTGTTGTCGGAGCTGCTTGATTATCCTTAAAGAGTTTCCATTTTTCATCTGTTGCATCTCGGAAAAGTCCTGAGTACTCATCTTGTGATCCTGAGGTGTCGTATAAGCCATAGAATCCAATATCAATCGCATCACTAGAGTTATTGCCTGTTGCGAGTGCAAGCATAGAGTCTGCTACATTTACAGTAGTGGATGAAACAGTAGTAGTTGTACCTGATACAGTAAGATTTCCAGAGATTGTTACGTTTGTTGGAAATCCAATATTAATTTTATTGTCAGAGACTGTAGTCTCAATTTCGTTTGCTGTACCTTCAAAAGTAAGAGTATCACTACTAAGAGTAACATTATCATTTGAGCCACTATCTGCCGCTACTTGAAGAACTGTAGCCACATCCGACCAACTTAGTACTCCTGAGCCATTTGTTGTTAGAAACTGCCCGTTTGATACAGAACCAGGAAGGGTATAAGTAAGGTCAGAGCCTACAGTAGCAGGGGCTCTTATTCCTACATAATTAGTTCCATTCGCTGTCGCTTCAAAAAGCCTTACCTCACCCTGTGCTTTTATTTTAATTTGGTCAATAAAACTTCCAGAGTCTACAAGAAGAGCACTACTTGCAGTTAAAGTCCCTGCTGTATGATCAAGCATATCAGTAAAGAAAGAACCTCCTATAATTTCAGGAGTATTTCCACCGCCGTTTACATGCCCTATCGCGAGTCTTTTTCCATAAGTACCTCCGGTACCATATGCGTAAAATAGCTCACCTTGTGGGACAGACGAGGGTTTGCCTGTTCCAGTACTTCTTTTAATTTGTATTGTTTGAGCCATTGTAACTCCGAGTTATCCTAGTAGGATCCTGCGTCTATTGTGTCTGAGTCTGGTGATATGTTTCCAACCATTATTGGAACCCATGCAAAAGTCCCAGAACTTGTTTCTCTATAGACTTTTAGTTGATCGTCATCTGTATCGTACCAAGTATCGCCTTCTTGTACGCTAGACCCGCTAGGGGCAGATGCACCTCTAAAATCTTGGTCTGCCAGTTCTTGCAAAGCGGCTTGTAAAGTACTAGAGGTAATTGTATTGTAGGGAGTAACAGTAACATTTGAAGCCGCTATTTGCCCTGGAACTTCAAAAGGTATTGCTAAAGTGTATGCCTGTACGGTAGTTACGTCGTCTGTAATAGCAACAGATATAGTGTCTCCTGTGGCAGTAACATCCGTAACACTTTCTGTAATTTGTAATGTAGTCTGACCAGTCATCTAGTAACCTCAGGAGTTAGAGTTACCGTGCCCTCCACAATTCGTTTTACAATAGTATCACTGCTAGTAAAAATCTCTAAGTCATAAACATATTGTCCCGCTGCTAAATTTTTGCTTGTAGAACCGGGCAACTGTAACTTTAAAGCACCTTCTGATGCATTCGTTACAGTAACAGTGAAGGAGGCAGATGCGGAACTTGCAGTATGTACTGTACGTAACTGTGCCCTGCCTGAGTAGTTAGTCAGATTTAGAGCTGTTCCTGATTGCTTAATCACCAAGTCAAGGGCAAAGTCGGAGCCTTGATCGATTACTAAGTTATATGTTCCTGCACTCATGTGTTTTTCTCCATTGTGAAATTATATCCCAAAGGACATACTTAGTCAAGTTTTATTTTTGTGGTGGTGTTATGAGAGGTTTCCAATTCGTACTCTTTCAACTCCTCCGTTAAAAATTTGAATTTTATCTTCTAAAATTCTTACTTTGTCACTGACACCGCTTCTTTCAGTACCGATAACAAGTTTATCCGCACTAATACTGCCTGCAGTTATTTGTGCAGCTCCGATAGTTCCTGATACAACCATGTCCCCTTTTATAAAAGCCGCTGATGCACCCCAAGCGCTAGATCCGCGAACGTATGCTTTTGAATCCGTTCCTCCTGTGTTTCGTACAACCGCAACGTCAAATTCTACAGGAGTTCTTCCTGCAACAGCACTAAACTCTGAATTTGTCGGAGCATCAGTGTCGGATGCTGTAATTAGAAAGAATCCTGCATTAGAAGGCCCAGGATCCCCGTCCTCTCTTTGTGCAACAATTACTGGGCTTGACCAGTTACTGTCTTGGGGACTTTGACCGTCAGAGGAAAAAACCCTCATAACCATATAAACTTTTTCCCCATCAGCGGCAATACTAGGCTGAGTTGTGGTCCATTCAGACTCTACTCCATTTGTAGGGTCTGAGAAAGATCCTGCAGAAGTAGTACCAAAGGTACTATCATCTTTTTTAAATAAGAGTACTGTTTTTACGCTTTGTCCTGCAGGACCAGTTACTGAGTTACCTTGGTCACCTTGGTCACCTTGTTGACCTTGTTGACCTTGTTGACCCTGAGGCCCTGCTAACGAAAAGTTACCTGCAAGAGACAATGCTCCTGACGAAGCAGTATATTTTAAATGATTAGTGGAACTTCCTAAATAAAAATTACCAGACGTATCTAAGTAAAATCCATTATCGTCATCGGTAAAACTGGTCTTACTAGGAGTATAAAAAGCACCTCCCGAACCTAAAACAAGATTATTAGATACTGTTACTGTACCACTCGTTAAAGTGCCTGAAGTAATTTTATCCGCTGATAAAGTACCATCAACAATAACACTTCCATCAAATTCTGCGACAACAACCGAGCTAAAGCTAGAGGCACCTACACTGCCGGAAGTGGCTGTAGCTGCTCCTGTGTATACTCTTGTGGATACTATACTACCGCTCTTTACTGTTATTCTATCATTAGGTACAATTCTTTTTACTTGTGCAAGCCCGTCTTTTTGTATAAGGCTACTGTTTAAAAGAGCTGCAGCAACTGCTTGAGCCACTGTGTCTGTTAAGGTACCTTTATATGCAGTAGCTTGCGCTTCCGTCATTGTAAGAGTAATAGTAACCCCGCCTCTAGTAGCTAAGGGTATTTTACTAAGTAAAACTTTAAATACCCCTATAGTCTCATCACTGTTTCCTCTATCAAATATAGTTATAGAGAAACTTGCTGCAATAGTAGTTGAAGTATCCAATATATTTGCAGTAGTTGCAAGAGTAAGAGAGGCGTTATTATTAACAGTAGCAATACTTACTTCACTTGCCTGTAACCCTGACACACCTGATATAGTTATTCCATATGTTCCGGTTGATGTTCCACTTGTTGCAAAAGTAAAGGCAGTGCCAGCTTTGACAACACTAACAATAGAGTTATAATCGTTACTAGAAACTGCTCCAGCAGAGTCCATTCGAAAAGTATGGTCTAAATTTGATACACTTGCAGAGAACCCTGACCCTGCTAAAACGTCATCAATAGTTTTAGTAATTGAGTAAGTACTTGTTCTAGTTCTACTAGTATTATTTCTTTCTCGTGCTTCTACTATAAAGTCTAACTTAGCTCCACTCGAATATCCAATATCTGAGTTGTTATTATGAACTACTACCTGTCTTGAAGAGGCAGCAGTAAAAGAAGACTCGGCAGATTGATTAGTTTGACTGTACCCTCCTCCAGTTACTTTTATTTCTGGGTCTGTATAGTTAAGTGCTTGAATATCTAATGTAATGTTGGAGTAAGCACTCTGTTGACTATTACTTGCATCATAGCTTAATACAGGCATATTAGAAGTAACAATTATGCCTCTTGCATCGTCTATCTGGTCTTTTCTCACCGATACATAGCTTGTAAAATTATAGGCACTACTTATATAAGTAGCTTCGCCCACTAAGAAATCATTTCTGTAGTCTATATCTAATTCATCTCGATATATAGTAGTGCCGGCAGATATAGCAGTATCAGAAACGGAACTAATAAACATTACTGTATCACTTTCTATAAAAGCAATATTAGCCCCAAAAGTATTTGAAAGTTTAAGAACATCTGTTACTTCTAAGCCAGTAAAAGAGGTATTTGTTCCTACTACTTTATTACTTCCCGCTGCTACTGTTACAGTTCCTGATAATGCAGTCCATATAGTATCTACGTTGGCAGCATACTTATCCGCATCGTACCAGTAATTAACTCCTAAAGCAGTGTCTGTCTTCCACGAAATAAGTTTTAAAGGATCGGTGTCGCTTCCTTCCGCTTGTGAAAAATCGTAAAATACGCTTGCAAACTTACCTACTCCGGTAAACTCTCCGGCCCAGTCACTTTCAGACAGCTCTGCAACACTTTGACTGATAGAATTACTATTAGAAGTATTGTTAGACTTTAAAACATTTAAGTATCCATCTCCCTCGATAGCGTTTAAAGGAGCTAATGCATAGGAGCCATTTGCAAAGAAAACTGTTCCAGTCTTATCATCGTTTGAGTCCAGAGCCATCTGCATAGGACTAGTAGATACGCAGCCTTTTTGTATTCCATTTACTCGAGGAACATTATTACTAAATATATCTTTTATACTTACTTCAGTTGATATAGGTTTTGATTTTTTATTAAACTGACTAATAGTTCTTACTGTTACAGTATATCTTCCGTCTTGTATCCCTCCAAAAGCTACTTGAGTTTGGTCTACAGGAAGGAATCTAACTTCTGTAAGTCTATCTTTATTAAAGAAATGAGTAACTTCAAACTCTTTAATATGCCCATAGGTAGGTGCATCCCATTGTACTATTACTTCTTCTCCTGGTGTTGTTCTTTCCGGCACTCGCAGAATCCGTAGTCCTGTAGGAGAAGGAGGAGTTGACAACGGCTCAGGAGGGTACACAGGATCATCTACAGCAACTGTGAACTCGTTTTCAATACTATCAAACTTCTCATTATAGTGCTCTACTGCCGCTATTCCATAAGTGCCATCGTTATCATCAGAAACAGATATTATTTTGTACTGTTTTGGAGAGCTAGCGGTTGTCTTATTTAAAGAAGTTTTAGTTTGTTTTATAACCCATAAAGTTTCTACTAAGTCTGCTGCTGCATCTTCATCGAGAGCCGATCCTAGTTGTACTGTAGTTCTACCGTCAACAGCTGCAGCAGGTACAGTGTAAGCAATCCCATCTACAGTTAACGAACCAGCAAGAGGCCTTTCTTGTACAATAGTAGACTCTCTCAAAACTAAGTCAAGAGAGTTATTACTATCGTCCAAAGCATTCGCTGCATTTAAGGCAGAAGTATCCATATTAGATACAACTATATTAGCCTGACTGCCATCTGCTACAAGTCTTGCCTGTACAACAGTATCACCCCTAGAATAAGATGCAGTACCTATAGTTGCACTATCTTGATTAAGTATAGCTATAGTTTTAGGAACAATTACAGAAATAGTATAAGTATGATCACTACTTATTAAGTAAGCATCAATATCTCTGTCTAGTGTTATTTTAGGGCTGCCTGACTCTGAGTAAGAGTTTACTCTACCCGAAAAAGGAATATCAAAATCATCTGCATCTTGAATGTTTACAACATCGCCAGGTACTAAGAAAGCTCCGCCCTCTCCTGTAGCAAAAGTAACTATTTCAGTTTGATTAATTGCTGTCCATAGCTTCCAACGACCATACCTTAAAGCTTGGCCTTCAGAAGTACATCCAAAAGCAACAGCCTGTTGAGATATTATTCTGCCTGTTTCTGCAATGTTTTGCTTATCTTCTACAATTAAAGGTTCGAGTTTATAACCCGTTTCAGGGTTATTCCAAGTTACTACATACTGATTAGCCCGTGTCTTGCTTCCTGTTCCCTCATAAGAAAATTGCCCTTCTACTACGTTAGCTTTTGAAAAGTTATATACAGGAGACTTCTTCTCATCCATAACGGGACGAACTTCCCCGCCTATCCAGTATAGCATACCTCTAAATATAGTAGCCATGTCTTTAAGAACTTTATACGCATCTGTAGCTTTTTGCAAGTACAGATTAGCAGTAAATCTAGGCTCTTTACTTCCTTTTCCATCCGGCACAAGTTCATCGCAATATTTTCCGATTTTATACAAAGAAAACTTATCTATATTTGCTGCCTTAAGAAATCCTCCTAAACCATACCGATTATTCACCAATATATCATAGAAAACCCAAGCAGGATTATTAGTATAAACTTTTTCTGCTCTAAAATTACCATCCCAAGGTTGATTATCATCCTCAATAGCCCCTGTAGATGTATTACGAGTATACTTTGACTCCATTCCAGAATAAGTAGAGCCAGGGTTCTCTTCTCTAGTTACATAGTTGGAAGGAACTTGTACTTTTATACCATAAAGCTCATAGCTTCTCTTTGGAACGGAGCCAAACTGCTGAGAATTAAATTGAGTGTTTATAAGAGCAGTAAACGGGTAGTTTAACTTTTCCTTTATGAAAGCAGTACAACTACTTATTACAGCAGGGCTAGTTTCATTATAATCCTGTTCAGAAGACGAAGTATAGGTAAAAAATATTTTATTATCTTTATCAGCAGGACCTGCAACTGGAGAAGTATAGTCTACTCCTCCGTCTTCTGTACCATGATTAGTTAAACGAGTTACTTTTATTTGAAAGTCTGTAAAAGGCTGATAAGGTACTAAATCTATAGATACTTCTGTTGTAAAAGGCCTTTGGGCAGACTCTCCTTTGTTACCTCTTGGTATATGGCCTAGTACAAACTCTCCAGAGTTAGAAACTCCTGCTTCATCATTACCACTTCCTATATCATTACCATTAGTACTATACTGATTAGGTCCGTAATTACCTTTAAGTTTTTCATAAGAAAAGCTACCTTCTCCTGTTCTTTGTATACCTACCTCTACTCTATAGGCTACTGCACTTCCATGAATTTTTCCTACAGTTCCTCCTGCATGGGAGATTCCAGAGGGATATGAAAAAAGCATAACTACTTCGTCTACTTCCGCAGCTTGTCCACCCTGCAAAGTAGCGCCCCCAGTAATGGTTACAGCACTATCTCCTCTCTTTAGAGCACCATTTCCTGAAACTATTAACGCCGCAGTAACAGATCCTGTACCTTCCCCTGAAGTAAACATAGGCTGAGTTTGAGTTCCTGTAGCTATTTGATATCTACTACCAGGATACTTAGCTTCCACATCTCCTAAACCATTTGGTATAGCTTCTGTAATTCCAAATTCTGCATTTGTAAAAGCCAGAGTAGGGTTAGCAGTTAGAGTAATTGCGCTGGAGCTTATACTTGCTATTTTTAGATATAAATCCATAAATAAAGTACGAGTTCCTGAAGTTTCACTTTCAAATTCTTCAAAATCAGAATCAGGACAACTGAAAACACAGGTAGTGTTAGCATTAGCTATAGATGCTATTGTTCCTACAAGAACGCCTTTTGACAAAGTTTCTATTCGAAAAAGACCGTCTCCATGTACAAGTTCTCGATTGTCAAATCTAAGACCATTATTTGTACTATGCTCAAAAGCAGCGTTAAATATACCAGAAGAAGCAGTAAGAGTGAACTTAGTACCAAAACCACCGTCTAAAGACCCGCCTGCCGACAGACTTACTTGTGCAGTCAGAGCATCTTTTACTATTAAAAATCTATCCCCACCAGTTGTAATTGTTTGTTTAGTATCTCCAGTAATTGAAACAGTGGTGCTATTAGTTGCTCCCGTGGCAGTTATTAAGTCTCCTGAACTATAGTTTGTTTCATCATTACTAAATAAGGAGTCTTCATTAAAGAATATACTCTCTCCTCCGTTGACTAAGCCTTTTATTTCTCCTTCAGATACAATATCTGTTATATTTATAGACTGAGAAGTTGCGGACGGAGAAGTCTCTAATATACTGTCTTGTGTTTGTCTTCTGTCTGAAGCTTTTATACTTTTATCGGCCATTAGTATTGCCCCCTGTTAGATAACCCCCTGTTAGTTCTAATTGTGCCCTAGAAAGTTGCATTTGTGCTCGTGCCGCTTGACTATGAAACGGCTCATAGTTACTTATTTCGAAGCTGACGGGCTGCCCTGGAACTCTTAATTTTCCGTATAACACAGGTACTGGATCTCCTTCTATTACATTTTTCTCGCTGCCATTGAATAAATAGCTAGTTTGTTGGTCTGCGTCAGTTGCAGGGTCTGGTGCCATCATTTCGGCAAGTCCTGACATTGCGAGGCTTACAGCTATACCATATAAAGCATATTGAGCCACAGTTAGTGCAGTTCCTAAAGCAGTACTACCCATAGCTATAGTACCTCCTGCCGTTACTGTCATATTTGCGGCCGCAATTAAAGAGCCCATAGAATAAAAAGCTACAACTGCAATTAGTATTGCTGCTAAAATTTTACCTCCCCCTTTTGCACCTGCGGGCACGGGAGTAATAGTTACATCTCCTTCGTGTAGAGGAAGAAAAAGTTCTTCATCATACTCTATCTCTTCCCCTGCAACATCTATATGAAATGCAACTCCTTTTTCATGGGCATCAATTAAATATCCTCGAAAGTCATCATTATTTACTTCTATAAGTTTTATAGCATCAGCAACAGTAGGAGCGTTAAAAGACATGTGAGTGCCAAATTTATTGCCTAAATCGCCTTCTAAGTATATATTACGCTGCATGTCTGTAAGCTCCTCTTAAATATTTATGCCACAAAGGGTATAAGTTTTCTCTACATGAGAGTCTATTGTCTGCATGATGATAAAATATATCATTTCCAATATAAACTCCACAATGGTTATTTTTATCCGACAATACTGAGAAAACTAAAACATCGTTTTCTTGTATATCATTTAAGCTGACGGGATAATGGTTCCAGTATTCAATAGTTTCGTCCGAAAAATAATCATATCCTTTATCAAGCCAGTCATCTTTAAATAAGGCACGAGTAGGTATCTCTGTACCTTGCTGCATTAAATAATCTCTCATTGCTTCAAAACAATCAGTAACACCAAATTCGTACTCTCTGCCATATAGATCCATAGTAGAAACTTCAGGGTGTATTATATTTAAATCCATTTCTGGGTAGCTAAAAATGTAATAATCTTTTCCTAAAGTATTACAGTTATTAATATCCATTTCGCTCGCTTCGCTAGTGCCATCTGGATGACTATGCACTATTCCTATAATATCACTTGTTCTTAGAGCTTTTAAATACTGCTGAACATCAATTATAAAATGCTCGTCACCTTCTGCTATATTGTCACAAGGTACCCACCTTTTCTTTCCTTTTTTAACTGTTATAATACCACAGCCTTCACGTGGGTACTCCTTTTCAAAATGTTCTCGTATATCTTCTAAAAATTTCACTATCTGAACTTTCTACTTCCTGGGAAGCCTCCAAAAGGTAAAATTGCTTGGGTATTTGCTTTGTCTGATGCTATAAAGTTTCTTCCTGAAGCATTATTTATGCCCTTTGCTTGGTATCGTTGCTTACAAGAAGCTAGTAACTTACCACAAAGATCTGCGCGTACCCAATGTCGAGAGTCTAAAGCGGGCTCAAAGTTACTATTTTTAGTATGTGCAATTACACATTTCCAAACAGTATTTGCATGGTACACATAAGAGTTTTTTCTTTGGTCAATATCTATAGTATAGTTTGCACTTCCTGAGTCACTTGACCACTCTGTATATACTATAACTACTTTCCACAGCGCTGTACTTGTTAAAGCAGCTGTATTGCTATCGTCGCGTGACTGATAATACAAACTACCAACTTTGACAAAATCATCTAAAGATTTACTACCCGTGCTAGTAGTATTGCTGGCCGTGGAGAATTTACTACCAAGCCCCTCTACTGCACTCTTAAGAAACATAGGCTCGTCATTTTCTGATACAAACACACTAACTCTTGAACTACCGTTTAGCTTTTGATTTTCTTTTTTCCAGTTACATGCACCTATTCTATTTGCTTCTGCAACGTCAGGGCGAGCACCTTGATACACCCAAGGACAATATTTTCCTACCACAACTCTGTTAGGTACTCTTATACCTCCCAAATCCATAGGGGAAGCAAGTTCTAAAGTTACAAAAGTATTATTTTTGTCACTAATTCGATCAATAATATACTCGTCTTTTTCAAACTCTATTGGAGGATTACTTGTAAGATACTTTTCTAAAGTTTTTCTTTTTACTACGGTTGCTCCAACTAAATGATCTAATCTAAAGTCGCTTGCTACTAGAGGCTCACCATTTACTGTGCCTCCCCAGGTACCATCTTCCATTTGAGTTTTAAACTTAGAACCTGACTTTAAAATTGACTCTACATTTGCTATTGTAAGAGTAGGTCTGGTCATTGCTCCGTCTGCGTTTAACTCTACTCCGTCCATGATAATGGGCAAAGCTATATAAGTATTACCATTATAAGTAATGTCCTCTAAATTTTCTTTTTTCCCGTCATGAAAGTACAGAGTGCTATTACTCTCTGCCCCTATTGTCAGTTCAAAAAACTCTAAAAGACCGCTATCTACTTCTTGTTTTAGCTGGTCGGTTGCTAATTCGTTACTCATGGTTCATAGACTCTTCTAAAAGTAGTATTTATAGAATAAAAGTTTTTACTTCCGTATACCACATTCCATGCTTCGCATACAACTTTTATAGTTCTTTCATTCTGATTAGTAAAAGTTAAAGTAGTATTATTATCAATACTTTGTGCAGTGCTTAAGGTTATCGTAGTTCCTGATATTGCTGTAACTGTAACTGTGCCACTTATCTGGCTTCCGCCTACATGAGTAACTACTGAATCCAGACTTATGTCTAAATTAGCCGCACTTAAAGTAATAGTAGTAGAACTAGAAGTATTTCCTCCGGTAGTAGCCCCTGTAGTTACTGAGGTAGAGTTAGTATCTGGTATAGTAAAATCAAAAGCAGTTACTCCGTTTTTGGACTCAAAAAACGCAACAATATCATCAACTTCTGTTTTAGAGCGGTTAGCAAAACTTATACTATAATCTCTGCCTACGTTGTTGATACCTATTGAAGCTCTTTGCTCATACCCATCTCCAAATTTAGCAGTACGAACATTAGCTGTACTACTACCTGCAAGAGTTCTATCTGGTACAACTTGTGTAGATACATTTGTTGCTGTAAATCCTATAGCCATTATGCTACTCCGTACGGATTAAGTATACCGCCTGATCGTTTCTGGAACTGAAGCTCTTGTTGGACGGCAGAAGCAATCATACCACCTAACTTACCCATTTGTGCAGAATCTTGCTGGGAATTTTGAGAAGTGTTCCCAGAAGAATCCATAGCAACATTTACTGTTACATTATTGTTTTGCCCTC